ACTAGCACTGGAGATACTTATAATGCAGAATATGGTATTATTGAGTCTGTATCAGGTCTAGGAACCATTGGAACCCGTATAACAGGTTCTGTAGTTGAATTAGTATATACTCCACTTCCTAGTATTGATGCTCATGTCAATGTATTCATGAATGCATTAAGAATCCAAGATGATTCTAGAGATGTAATAAGTCTTGAGAATGGAACAATACAAACTGAGTATGGTGAGTATTTTGGTACTGAAAGAGATATTAAGAGAGCATTTGGATTAAAGCACCAAACAAATGATATCTTTAATAGAAGTTTTGATGGAAGCAGCACAAGTGTAGTTGATTTGACTAAGAATACTATTCAGATGGCAAATCATTACTTTGTCACTGGAGAGGAACTTCAATACATCCATGCTGGTGCTGGTACAACTCAAGCAATTGGAATCGCATCCACAGATGGATTTGTAGGTGTAGGAACTACTGACAAATTACCATCATCAGTATTTGCAGTTAAGATTACTGAAGATAAGATCAAACTTGCAGCAACTGCTAAAGATGCCCTTATGGGAGTTGTTAATAATGTTGACTTTACTAGTGTTGGTATTGGTACATCTCATAGATTTGTTTCTACGAATCAAAATTCAAAAGTACTTGTAACACTAGACAACATTATCCAATCTCCTCTTGTATCTACTGCAGTAACCACTCATCTTGAAAACGAAGTATTCACTACTAGTGATATTGTCGAATTTGCAGGAATTACCTCATTCTTTGGTGGAGACTTGATTAAAGTTGGTAATGAGATAATGAAGATTGAAGGTATTGGTGTTGGAAATACAAATACCATAAGAGTACGTAGACAATGGTTAGGAACATCTCTTGCTGGATATAGTACAGGTGATGTAGTAACCAAGGTTATTGGTAATTATAACATTGTAGAAAATACTTTAAACTTTGTGGAAGCACCTTATGGAACTCTTCCAATGAGTTCTACTACTAATCCACCTGATTCTAGGGACTGGGTTGGAATAGCAACAGGGTCTCATTTCCAAGGACGATCATTTATGCGTTCTGGTATTCCTAATACTGCACAAGAAACATATGCTCGTAACTATATCTTTGATGATATTTCATCAGGATTTACTGGAACAGAAAGAGACTTTGTTCTAACTTCTGCTGGAGGAACTGTAACTGGTATTGAAAATGACAATGCTATTATCTTAATAAATGATGTCTTCCAAGGACCAGGAATACAGTATGATTATACTTTAGAAGAATCTGGTTCAACAGGTATTACAACTATATCATTTACTGGAACTGCATCATCAATCGCATCTGATGTCAATACTTCTAATCTTCCAGTTGGTGGTGTTATAGTTTCTGTAGGTTCTACTGCAGGATTTGGATATCAACCATTAGTCGCTGCTGGAGGAACAGCAGTAGTATCTGCAGCAGGAACAATCTCATTAGTCTCTATTGGTAACAGTGGTTCTGGTTACATATCTGGTATTCAAACAACAGTTAATGTTGGCATACAAACCGAAAGTCTAACAGGTGTCAATATTGTTTCTATCGGAACAGCATCAATTTCAAATGGCAATATTGTTGGTGTTGCAGTTACTAACTCTCAGGTCTTCTGTGCCCCAAGAGTTGTTGATAATGCAGCATATAACAATTCTACTGGAGAGTTGGTTGTAACTACTTCTGCTGCTCATGGATTGAATGTAGGTAGTGAAGTATTGGTATCAGGAATAGCATTTACTTGCACATATTCAAGTTCTGCTCCAAGAAATCTATCCAACTTTGTTTATGATAATGTTACTGGTATAGCAACAGTAACTACTACCACTGCTCATGCTTTATCTGTAGGAAAGGATGTAATCTTTACTGGAATCGCAATGACATGTGGATTAGATGGTGGTTCATCTACTCATGTATATCCAAGAACAACTGACCCATATTATTCTGGTTCTGTAGTTACTAAGATTATTTCTGTTCAAAAATTTGAAACTAATGTGGGTGTTTCAACAGTTCCTACATTCTACCAGTCAGGAGGAACAGTTCAAAGGTCATTAATGACTCCAAGAGCAACTGATCCTGCTGCAGAAGGAACAGATGTTATTGAAGTATTGGATTCTACTAGATTTGCAGTAAACGTTGGTATATCCACAACATCACATCTTTATGCTAGAGGTGGAAGCGTTACGATGCCAATGGAAGTTGTTTTTGACTCACCACTTGGTTATTCAAATATTCCTTTAATATACAGTTCATCTTCTGTATCTGGAGTGGGTTCTAATGCAACTATTGATATAGCAGTTGGTCGGGGTTCAAGTGTTACGGACTTTACTCTTAGAAATACTGGTTATGGATATGGTAATGGAGAAATCTTAACTGTAGCTATCGGTGGAACCACAGGAATACCTACAACTTCATCTTATCACGAATTCCAATTAACAATAGATGAAATATTTACTGATGAGTTTACTGGTTGGTCTGTAGGTCAATTGCAAGACTTAGATGATGTTGCATACTTATTTGATGGAAATAGACTAACCTTCCCATTAAGTCAGGGAGGAGTAGTTGTTTCTATAAGGGCAAGCAAAGGTTCTCCTATTAATATTGAAGATACTCTTCTAATCTTTGTTAATGATGTTCTTCAGGTTCCTGGTGAAGGATTTAAGTTTGAGGGTGGAAGTACTCTTACATTTACTGAAGCACCTAAAGCAAAAGATACTTGTAAGATAATCTTCTACAAGGGTAGTGGTGATCAGGATGTTAAATTTAGAGATGTTATAGAACCTGTTGAAGTTGGTGATACTTTAACTCCAAGTGCATATGCTCCTACTCCATCTTATCTACAAGAAGACCCAAGAACAGTTACATTAATTAAGTCTACAAATAACGTAGATACTATTCCTTATTATGGTCCAGGTATCACTGCTGATCCTAATCAAACTAAACCAGTTATTTTGACTAGGCAGACAGAAGATATGATTCTTAATGGAAAAGAAGTTTCTAAGGATAGAGGATTATACGAACCTCGTGTTATTCCTGCAGCAAATATTATTAAGGCGGTTGGAGTAACTTCAACTCAACTCTATGTTGATAATGTAAGACCTATATTTGATTCTCAAAATGAGAGTGATGTTGGTCTTACATTCCAAGATCAAGTTACTTTAACATCTCAAGTAGTAAAAACAGGTGCTACTGCTACATCTGTTGTATCTACTGGAGGAACTATTAGTTCTATCTCTGTTGTTGGTGGAGGAACTGGATATGATTCAGTACCAAATGTAGTCATTTCTAACGCTGTTGGATTTGGTTCTACTGCAACTGCAACAGCACAGATTAGTGGTGGTTCAGTTATAGGTGTAACGGTATCATTTGGTGGTACAAATTATAGTGAAAGTCCTCAAGTTCTCATCGAACCTCCTACTTTGGTTTCTGAGACTAATGATGTTGACTCCTATATTGGTGACTATGGTGTTGTTGTTGGATTCGGTACTACAACACAAAGTACCGTTGATAAGATGATTATGGATCTATACATTCCAACATATTCTGATTTAAGACAAACAAAATTAGTTGGAACTGCGATTACTATTAGTTCTCTTGATCTTCAAGATTACTTCATGGTCTTCGCATCTAATGCAGGAAGTGCCACAACATCTATAACTTCTAAGGATACTGATAACAATATAATTGGTGTAGGAACTCAATTTATTGATAACATATACCAAGTAAGTGCAGTAAGTAATGTTACTAGAAATGTAGTTGGTGTGGGAATGACTGTTGTAAGAAGAGTTTATGCAAATATAAGTGGTCTTTCAACGGTTACCTTTGGAACCACTGGTATTGACTTCTCTTCTGAGTTCTATACCTTTGATGATGATGGTGAAGGAACAGGAAGTGGATTTGCAGGAATCATAACTGCTTCTAATTACTTTGGTAATTATAGTTGGGGTAAGATTACTCTTACAGGTAGATCTGAAACTAATCAGTTTGAGGTTTATCCAAATGATGGTATAAGTGGAATCTCCACTTGGCCATTAGTACAACGGACAATTCCTTTGAAGTCCTCTAATTATATTATCTAAATACTTTTAAATCTAGTGCTCTATAAATGGCAAAGTTAGGAATATCAACGGGGGCAGCACCAGACGACGGCACAGGTAGTAGTCTGTTAGTTGGTGCTGCAAGAGTCAATAGTAATTTTGATGAACTTTATACTTTACTAGGAGCAGGTTCGACTACCAACCTAGCACCTGGTATTGTTACTTCTATTGTTGCTGGAGATAATATAAGTGTTTCTGGTGGAACTGGACAAGTAACAATTACGGGTTCAGCAGGTACATCTCATGTAAATACTGGTTCTTTAAATGTTTCTGGTATTTCTACTCTTGGAGTAACATCTATCACAGGTAACGTAGTTGTTGATAGTGGCAACAAGATAAGTTTAATAGATGAGAATGAAATTCACTTTGTTAATGGTGCAGGTAATGGTGATGTAATTAGATGGGGAAGTGCAGGACCAGATAATTTGAGAATTGGTTTTGGTTGGGGTGCATATGGTTCAGCAGCAGCTATCTACTCCGATTATAGTATGAATCTTAGTAGTGCTATGAGAACTAATATTACCGCTACTGGAACCAGTTCTGGTGATATGGTCTACCTTAATAGCACTAATGGAGTAGATATAAGAACTAATGCAACTGTAACTGGAATATTAACTGCTACTTCTTTTGTTGGCGATGGTTCAGGATTAACTGGAGTTGGTGGTGGTAGCACAGAATTCGTAAGCACGAAATCTTTAGTTGTTACTACTGGAATGAGCACAGTATCCAATACACAAAATTGGGATGGCACTTACCATTATTTTGGTGGTTCTGGTTACGGTGCTGCCACTACTTTTGGTGTTGTTGGACGTAATGGTCAGGACTTAATAGTTCAAAATGATAATAAGATTTTACTAAGAAATGGTTCTAATACAAGATTAGAAGTGAATAATGATGGAACTATCGTAACTGGTGTTGCTACTGCTACTCAATTGGATGTTGGAGATGCTCCACAAAATCTAAGAATAAGACATCTTGGATCAGGTAACAGAATTCAATCATATCAAGGTGGAACTATAGAAATAGGTGGTTCATCTGATGATGGTACTAATTATGAATATGGATTTAGATATACTCTTGATAATCAGGTAGAACTGACATTTAATGGAACCAAAAAATTCGAGACTACAAATCAGGGAACACTGACGACTGGTATTGCTAGTGCTACTTCATTTAGTGGTCATGGCAACGATCTTGTTACATCACAGTGGGCAGTTGCTAATAGTGGTTCTAGTCACTATACCTTTACTGGTCCAGGTAATTTGAGTGCTGCAGAGGATCCTACACTCTATCTTGCAAGAGGACAAACATATGAGTTTGTTCTTAATGCAAGTGGTCACCCATTTAGAATACAAACTACTTCTGGTGCTTATGATGCTGGAACTCAATATGAAACTGGTGTTACCAATCCTGGTGCTGCTGTTGGAACAATAAAATTCCAGATTCCTTTTAATGCACCAAACACTCTTTATTATGTTTGTCAAAACCACTCAGCAATGGCTGGAACATTGACAATATACCCATCTATATAATCTTTAATAAATAAATAAAAACTTCTGTCAAATGTCTGCGATTATAACTGATCAGATTAGAATATTAAACGCAAAGAACTTCGTTGCTGGAGTATCTTCAAGTGCAAATTCTTACTATTCATTCATTGGATTACCCAATCCAACTGATTACCAATCTGATTGGGAGAAAAATCCTCCTGCACCTAAAGATAGTTTTAATGAAGAGAACAAATATTGGGATGATATGATTGCGTTGAAAAAGATTACTGCGTCTGACACTAGACAAGTAATTCCAAAACGCCTATGGACATCAGGTACAGTTTATGATATGTACCGTGCTGACTATAGCAGAACAAACACTGCTAAAGTTTCAGGTGCGACTAATTTATATAATGCCACATATTATGTTCTTAATTCAGAATACAGAGTTTATGAGTGCCTTCAAAATGGTACAACACCAGAAACGCCAAATGGTAAATCTTCTTTAGATGAACCTACATTTATTGATTTAGAACCAAGGTCAGCAGGAACAAGTGGTGATGGATATATCTGGAAGTATTTGTATACGATTAAACCAAGTGACATTATAAAGTTTGATTCGACTAATTTTATTCCTGTACCTACAGATTGGGCAACTTCTTCGGATAATGCACCTGTTCGTAATAATGCTGTTGATGGTTCAGTTAAAATTGTAACCATTAATAACCGTGGAGTTGGTATTGGTACTGCAAATAGAACTTATACTAGAGTTCCTATCAGAGGTAATGGCACTGGTGCTGAATGTACAGTGGTTATCAACAATGACCAGACAGTTGATTCTGTAGTTGTTTCTAGTCAAGGTTCAGGATACACTTATGCCAATGTTGATTTAGCTGCTGGTGGAGTTCCTGCTGGAACTACCTCACCAAGTCTTGATGTTGTCATTTCTCCTGAAGGAGGACATGGTGCTGATATCTATAGAGAACTTGGTGCATACAATGTTCTTTTATATTCTAGAATTGAAAATGATACAGAGAATCCTGATTTTGTAACAGGAAATGAGTTTGCTAGGATTGGAATTGTAGAAAATCCAAAAGCAACACCATCTTCACTACTAGTTGCTGATAAAGCAAGTGCTTTGTCTGCATTAAAAATAACTGGTGTTGGTTATAGTAGTGCAGTATTTACTATGGATGGTGAATTTACACAAACAGTTGCTGCAGGATCTACTGCAGTGGGTAGAGTGGTTAGTTATGACCAGACTACTGGAGTGTTAAAGTTCTGGCAAGATAGAACTCTTGCAGGATTCAATACAGTTGGAACAGCACAAACTGACCCAACATACGGATATGAGTTAGTTCAGTTCTCAAGTAATCCAACAGCACCTGGAAGTTTAGATATTAGTCATGCATCAGTGTCTAATCTCAGCATTGATTCATCATTTAGCGGTATCAGTACCGTAATAAATAATAAAACATATTACTTGGGTCAAACTTTTACGAATGGTATTGGCAGTCCTGAAGTTGAAAAATACACAGGAAATATAATTTATGTTGATAATAGACCTTCTATTACTAGATCATCCAACCAAAAAGAAGACATTAAAGTCATTTTGCAATTCTAAGGAATAATAACGAATTATGCCACAACAAACTAATCTAAACGTTGCTCCGTATTTCGACGACTTTGATCCTTCTGATGATTTTCATAAGGTATTGTTTAAGCCTGGATTCCCAGTCCAAGCAAGAGAGTTAACAGGACTTCAATCAATATTACAAAACCAGATTGAAAAGTTTGGTCAGCACTTCTTTAAAGATGGTGCTAAAGTAATTCCTGGCAATACAACCTATCAAAGGCAATATACAGGATTGCAATTAAGTAATACTTATCAAGGTGTTCCTGTATCTGCATATGCGGATCAATTAGTTGGTACAAAAATTACGGGACAAACTTCTGGAGTAACTGCATATGTTACTGAAGTATTGTTACCTACAAATTCGGATAATGGCAATTTAACTCTTTATGTAAATTATTTGAGTTCAAGTACAGTCAATAATTCAACTGAATCTTTTAGTGATGGTGAAGAATTAGTTTGTAATACCGATATTACTTCTGGTTTACTTGGTAATAGTTCGATTGCTGCTAATACTCCATTTGCGTCTACACTACAATCAGGGTCTGCTATTGTAGGATCATCATTCTCTATTCAGAATGGTGTATATTTCATTCATGGGAATTTTGTTAATGTTGATGATGAGACATTAATATTAGATCAATATTCTAATACTCCAAACTACAGAATTGGTTTAAATGTAAATGAAGAAATAATTACATCTGATTTAGATGAAACTTTAAATGATAATTCACAGGGATATAATAACTTTGCTGCACCAGGAGCAGATAGATTAAAGATTACAGCATCTTTATTTAAGAAATCATTAGATGATTTTGAAGATTCTAATTTTGTAGAATTAGGAACTGTTGAAAATGGGGTATTAAGGATACCTGGTAAAATTGCATCAAGTCCGTTTCAAAAAGAATTAACAGAGGCTTTAGCAAAAAGAACATTTGATGAGTCTGGAAACTATACATTAGGAGCATTTGATGTTTCTGTTCTTGATTCATTAAACGATAATGAAGGCAATAACGGATTATATGACATTGAAGAATTTACTGCAGGTGGAGATATTCCAGCAGAAGATAAAATTGTATATAAAGTTTCTGAGGGTACAGCATTTGTAAAGGGATATGAGGTTAGAAAAGTACGTCCTACTCTTGTTGATGCACCTAAACCACGTACTTCTTTTACTATAGAAGATGAGTCTATAATTTATAATACTGGTCCAACATTAAAATTAAATAGAGTTTTTGGTTCACCAGGAATAAGTACAGCAAATAATACTATTGTTAGTTTGAGAGATAGTAGAATCGGTGCAGGAAATACTACTGCTGGTGGTAATGAGATAGGTGTTGCTAGAATATATGATTTTGCATTAGAAGGTGGAACCTATAATAATAATTCAGTATTGAATGAGTGGGATATTTCTCTATATGATGTACAAACAACTACTCAGATTACTCTAAACCAACAAAGCACACTTACTACACCAACTCACATAAAAGGTGCTAATAGTGGTGCAACAGGATTCTTATTTAATCCTATCACAGATAATGCTAGTTTAGAAGTATATGAAACTTCGGGTGATTTTATTAAAAATGAACCAATAATTGTCAATGGTATCTTAAGTGGGAAGATTGCAATAGCAGTAACTGCTCATGGTATTGAAGACGTAAAATCCATATTTAGTACCAGAGATGTTGGTGCTACACCATATTCAGGTACTGTTGGATTATCATCTATCTTTAATGCTGATGTAATTCAATCAACTTCATCTAATATTGGTATTGCTACTATTAGTGCTTCCTCTGGTGGATTCAGTACAGTTACAAGTCCTAATGAAAGATTTCCTGGTACTTTAGTAAAAGTAAATAATCTCGTTCAATTTAGCAATTCTGCTAAATCAAATGATCCTACTTATGGTAAGGTTACTGCAATTGGTACAAACACCATAACAATCACAAACGTTGCTGATGTTGATGGTATAGTAAATGGAAGTTTGCCAACTTCTGTTAGAGAGGTAACTGACTTTAAAGTCTTAACTACAGAGTTGCAAAGTTCATCTGACAATAGTTTGTTTACTGAACTTCCTAATCAGTACATATCAGATGTTGATTTAACAAATGCATCGATTACAATTAGAAAAACATATAATGTTAGTATCTCAGGTAATAAAACTAGTTTAGTAAATGCTGGTGATAATGAGTCATACTTACCATTCGATGAAGAAAGATATTCCTTACAGAGAACTGATGGGGCAACCGAAACATTAAGTGCAGATAAGTTTATCTTTACTAATGGTGGCAAAACCTTACAAATTGGTAATTTGGGTTCTGATACAACTAATGCAACTCTTATAACCACATTAACAAAAGTAAAACCAACATCAAAAACTAAAATAAGAAATAGAGTTAATTCTATTGTTGTTGATAAGTCTATTCTTGTTGGTTCTGGTATAGGAACAACAACATTAAATAATGGTCTAACTCATGGCAATTATCCTTTTGGTACAAGAGTAGAAGATGAGGTTATTTCTCTCAATACTCCTGATGTAATTGATCTACATGCTGTATTTGAGTCTGGGGATACTAATGCACCAGCAGCACCAAAAGCAACTCTTAACACTATTACAAGTCCATCAAATACTACTGCAGAATATGTTGTAGGTGAAAAAATTACGGGACAAACCAGTGGTGCAGTTGCTATTGTAGCAAGTATTGTTACACCATCTCAAATTGAGTTTATCTATAAAAATGATGGTCAATTTACAGAAGGAGAGAGTATTTCTTCTTCTGAATCAAATGTATCGGCAATTATAACAACTATAGTCGAATCTAGTTTTGACATAACAGATAATTATAGTTTCTCTACTGGACAAGAAACTACTCAATACAATCAGGGATTTATTACTAAGAATGAGGATGTAAAAGCACCTTCTAAGCAAATTAAAATTTATTTCTTAAGTGCCTATTATGATACCAATGATACTGGTGACATAACAACTATAGATTCATATGAGTCCTTTGATTATTGCAATGAAATACCATATTATGAAAATATCAAAAATAGTGATGTAATTGATATTAGACCAAGAGTTAATGAATATACTGTTACTGAAGGTTCTAGATCTCCATTAGAATTCAAAGGAAGGAATTTTGATTCTTCTGGTAATTCTTCAAATAGTATTTTAGCATCTGATGAGAATATTTTAACTACATTCTCTCATTATGTGGGTAGAGTAGATGTTGTTTGTTTGACTAAGAGTGGAAGGGTACAATTAGTAACAGGATTACCTTCACCACAACCACAAAAACCAGCGAAAGTTGATGATTCTATAGAACTTGCTACTATCAGTCTTGCACCATATCTTTGCAATATTGATGATGATGTTTCAATTACTTCTCTAGAATACATTCGTTATACAATGAGTGATATTAGAAGATTGGAACAAAGAATTAGTAATTTAGAATATTATACTGCATTATCTTTATTAGAAACAAATACTCAAAACTTCTTTGTTTCTGATGCAAATGGATTGAACAGATTTAAGTCTGGATTCTTTGTTGATAATTTTGAGAACTTCTTGTCTCAAGATGAGCGTTTTATCAAGAACAGTATTGATACAAAGAACAAGGAATTGAGACCAAGCCATTATACAACTTCAGTTGACCTTATGTTTGGTCCTGTAGTTAATGTTGATGCAACACAAGATCCTACTACTGCTCAAATTGAAGGAGTTAATGTTAGACGTAATAATGGTATCGTCACTCTAGATTATGCTGAAGTTGAATGGTTTAAGCAAGAATTTGCAACTAGGTCAGTTAGTGTAACACCATTTATTGTTCCTTTCTGGAATGGCATTTTATCATTAACACCACAATCAGATACTTGGACAGATACTGTCAGAATACAAGCAAGAACAATCGTAGAAGGTAATTTCTCATCACAAGTAGCAAGAGCACGTCAAATTTTAGGAAGAGACCCTCAGATTGGATTTGTTAATACTGCGTGGGATTCTTGGAGAGTAACATGGGCTGGAGATACTAGACAAGAAACATCTGTTAGCACATGGGGTAGATCTCTAGGTAGGACACAGCAAAGATTTAGAAGGGAATCCACAGCAACTTTACAAGATCAACGTAGACAAAGATCTGGTAGAGAAGTTCTAGTAACAGAAACCAGAGATGATGTTTCTCTTGGTGATAGAGTAGTAAGTAGAGAACTTATTACTTTTGTAAGGTCAAGGAATGTTCAGTTTACTGCTCAAGGTATTAAACCATTAACTAGAGTATATGCCTTCTTTGCTGGCAGAGAAGTATCACGTTTCTGTGTTCCTAAGTTATTGCAAATAAGCATGTCATCAGGAGCATTCCAAGTTGGAGAAACTGTAATTGGAAGAATGAACTCTGGTTCAAATAGAAATAGTTCTTCTGCTTATATTCAATTTAGGGTTGCAAATCCTAATCATAGAACTGGTGCATTTAATGTTCCTTCAAGAACCTATGCAGAAGACCCATATACATCAGGTTCAATTCCTACAACATATACATCTTCATCAACTTTATTGAACGTAGATGTTGCTGGATTAGCGGATATAAGTCAAACTGACTTCTATGGGTGGGTTGCTTCTGGAATGCTTCTTACAGGTCAATCTAGTGGTGCTCAAGCAACTATTAGTAGTGTACGTTTGATTTCTTCACTATCAGGTTCTTTATTGGGTTCTTTCTTTATTCCTAATCCAAACAATAATACTTTCCCTAGTTTTGCAACTGGTAGATCTTTGTTTAGATTATCAAGTGATGCTGGCAATGCTCAAGATGCTACTACGAGTGCAGAACAAGATTACATGGCACAAGGTAGTCTTGATACAGTAAGAGAAGATATTATTTCGACTAGAAATGCTACAGTCACTATTAATGAAGTAACAGCAGAAGACAGCATAACTGCAACTCTAGGTGTTACAACTCAAGATGTATTGACTGCTCAATGGCAAAGAGGTGGTGACCCATTAGCACAATCGTTTATAATCGATAATCCTGAAGGTGTATTCTTAACTAGATGTGATGTTTTCTTCAGAACAAAAGATGACATGGGTGTTCCCGTTATATTCTCTATCAGAACTATGGAGAATGGAGTACCTACACAAACTATAGTTCCATTATCAGAGGTATCATTAGATCCTGATGAAGTAGTATTATCTACTGATGCTACTCAGTCTACTACTTTCCAATTTGATGCACCTGTTTATCTTGAAGCAGGTAGAGAATATGCAATGGTAATGCTATCTAATTCAGCAAAATATAGTGTTTATATTTCCAGAGTTGGTGAAAATGATGTAACTAATCAAACCTTTGTTTCTAATCAACCAATACTTGGAAGTTTGTTTAAATCTCAAAATGCTTCTACATGGGAACCAAGTCAGTGGGAAGACCTTAAGTTTACTCTTTATAGAGCAGACTTTATAGAAAGTGGTTCATTTGATACTTATAACCCACAATTAGATATAGGAAACGGACAAATTGCTCAACTAATGCCAGATTCTCTAGAAATCAATTCTAGACAAGTCAGAGTTGGTCTTGGTACAACAGTTGGTGACACAGACTTCTTATTAGGCAATACTGTTGTTCAAGGTGGAACTCAGGCAACTGGTGATTATGTTGGTTCTGCTGGAACTGCAGGTGGTCTTAATATAACCAATGCAGGTTTAGGTTATACTCCAGCATCTGGTCAATTAACCTTTACTGGAGTCAACTTAGTAACTCTTACTGGTAATGGTAGAAATGCAACTGCAAACATTACTATCAATGGAGGATCAATCGTTGCATCTGGTGCAACTATCTCTAACGGTGGTACTGGATATCAAATAGGTGATGTTGTAGGAATAGCAACTATTGGTGCTAATTCTATAGGAAGAAATGCTAAGATGACTGTTACATCTATTGGCAGCACTTCTGAATTAATTCTCGACAATGTTGAAGGCAACTTTGTTGTAGGTTCAGCAAATACTTTGAGTTTCATTAACAATGCTGGTATTACTACAGTATTGAATAATGCAAACGGAGGAGATGTTCAGATAGGTTCTATTGTTTCTGTAAATGATGGATTAACCATCAATGTCAATCATAAGAATCATGGAATGTATTCTACTGACAATAAAGTAACATTAGCAAAGATAGAATCAGATTCTATTCCTACAAAACTTGCTACTGCTTATCCTGTAGGATCTACAGCAGCAATATCAGTTGAAAATGCTGGTATCTTTACCAACTATGAGAATGTAGGTGTAGGAACTACTAACGTTGGACTTCTAAGAATAGGTGATGAAATTATCGAGTATACAAATACTTCAGGTAATACAATTGGTGGAAATATTGTAAGAGGTTCAACTTCAGTTGATTATCCAGTTGGAACTCCAGTTTATAAGTATGAATTGGATGGAGTTGGTTTATGGAGACTTAATACTACGCATGATGTAGTTGATGAGATTAAATTTGATTCCTACAATGTTAAATTGGATATGTCCAAGAAATATAAGGATACAAATGATGACAGAAGTAATGATGTTGGATTCCCACAACTATTCTTTAACAATTCAAAATCTGCTGGTGGTTCTAAGATAACTGCAACTCAAAATGTTCCTTTTGAAATTATTACACCTCTAGTATCTAATGTAACTCTTCCACAGACAAGCATTACTGCTAATGTAAGAACTGTTACAGGAACTAGTTTGGGTGGTAATGAAATATCATTCCTTGATACTGGTTTTGATGCTGTAGTTCCGAATGAAAGCAATTACTTAAATACACCAAGATTGATTGCTTCAAAAGTAAATGCAGACAATAAGTTAACAACTCTTCCTGGTAATAAGTCTTTGAATATGAAGTTTACACTCAATACAACTAACAGTTGGGTGAGTCCTGTAATTGATGGTCAAAGGATTAGTGCAATATTAACTTCTAATAGAATTAATAATCCAGTAACAAGTTACGCTACTAACGCACAAGTAAAGACTATTGATAATGATCCTAATGCGTGTCAATACATCTCCAAAGAAATGGAATTGGAAAATTCTGCATCTTCCTTGAAGATAATATTAGATGCTCATATTAATGTTAATACAGACATTAGAGCATTCTATGCAGTCAATGCTCAACCAGGAATTGATCCTGTGTTTGTTCCATTCCCTGGATATGCAAACTTGAACAAGAATGGAGAAGTTATTGACTCTGCAAATAATGATGGTTCGACAGACGATTTTATTACAAAATCAAATGGTTATGGACAAGATGCTAAAGATCTTGATTATGTTGAATATACATTTACTGCAGATGAATTACCTTCATATAGGTATTATAGAATTAAACTCGTGATGACTTCAACATCACAGGTACATGTACCTCGTGCAAGAAGATTGAGAGTGATGGCATTAGCATGATTAACGTAGAAGGTAATGCGGATCTCAAACGAGATCCCAAATCAAATGCTATTATTAACACTAATGCTTCAGATTATGAAAGATATGTGACACGTCGTAAAGTAAAAGCAAAAGAAAACGATAAAGTAACAAATATGGAAGAGGATCTCGCTAATTTAAAAAATGAAATGAACGAAATCAAATCTTTACTTAAGGAGTTAGTCTACAATGTCAAGTAAGAATTTAACATTTGATCCCACAGCAGGAGTTCCTTATGCTGCTAATTTGACTCTTTATTCTGGTGCAGATTTTACAGCAAAATTTAATGTTGTTGATACCTCCAATTCTCCATATAATTTTACAGGATATACTGCATCATCTCAGATGCAAAAAAGTGCAGGTATAGGTGCAACCACCGTTCCTGCTACCACCTTTAATGTTGGATTTACAAGTGCAGCAGGAGGTGTTTTTGAAGTATCAGTGGGTTCTACAGATACTAGAACACTGGTAGAAGGAAGATATGTTTATAACGTTTTAGTTAGTTCAGGTTCTACAATTTATAATATAGTAAATGGAAATATCTTGGTTTATCCAGGTATTTCTTCTGCTCCCTAAATAATAGAAAGGTATAGTGTATAAATGGCACAACCAGCAAGTAGACAAGAATTTACTGATTATTGCAAAAGGCAACTGGGAGCTCCAGTGCTTGAAATTAATGTTGCCGATGAGCAAGTAGAGGACATCATTGACGATGCAATTCAGTATTTTAATGAAAGGCATTTTGATGGTGTCGCACAGGTATATTTAAAATATAAAGTAACACAAGATGATATTGATAGAGGAAAGGGACCAGGACAAGCAGGTAATACAGGAATAACAACTACCATTGTAGATAAGAATGTTGGATTAACTACTGAATTTAAATATCAAGAAAATCAAAATTATTTACAAGTTCCTCCTTCTGTTATTGGAGTAACTAAAGTATTTCACTTTGATGGTTCTAATACTGTAACAAATAATATGTTCAGTGTTAAATATCAAATGTTCTTAAATGACATTTATTATTGGGGTGCAACTGAATTATTAACATATGCAATGACAAAGACCTATTTGTCTGACATTGACTTTCTATTGACCACAGAGAAGCAAATAAGGTTCAATCAGAGGATGGATAGACTATACCTTGACTTCGACTGGGCAACATTAAATCCAGGCGATTACCTAATAATGGATTGTTTTAGAGCATTAAATCCAAATGATTATACAAGAGTTTGGAATGATTCTTTCTTAAAGAAATATGCAACTGCATTGATGAAGAGACAGTGGGGTCAAAATTTGCTTAAATTCCAAGGAGTTAAATTACCAGGTGGTATTGAATTAAATGGAAGACAAATTTACGATGATGGTGAAAAGGACTTAGAAGTCATCAGAGAAATGATGTCCAATACTTATGAAATTCCACCTCTAGATATGATAGGTTAATATAGTGCTCAATCCCTTTTTTCAACAAGGAGCAAGATCTGAACAGAATTTAGTTCAGGATTTAATCAACGAACAGTTGAGGATGTATGGTGTTGAAGTACATTATATGCCCAGAAAATATGTTGAAGAAAATAAAATAATAAGGGAAGTAGTACAATCTAAATTTGATGACGCATATCCTTTAGAGGCATATGTAGATACTTTTGATGGATATGGAGAGAATCCAGTTCTTCTAACCAAGTTTGGTATTGAAGCAACAAACGAAATAACTCTTACTATTTCTAAGGAAAGATTTGAAGATTATATCTCACCTTTGATGAAGAATGAGGCAGATGTAAAATTATCCACTAGACCAAAAGAAGGTGATTTAATCTATTTTCCATTAGGTGATAGATTATTTGAGATTAAGTTTGTTGAACACGAAAAACCTTTCTATCAACTTCAAAAAACATATGTTTATGAATTGAGATGTGAACTCTTCCGTTATGGAGATGAAGTTATTGATACTGGCATTGCTGAGATTGATGATGAGTTAACTGGAGATAATGCTGATGGGATTACAGAGGATGGTATTCCAACTATCTTAGGACCAACTCAAACATTCACTCTAGTCGGCACAGGATCGACTGCAGCAGCAGAAACAAGTATTATATCTACTGGTGGTATAAGATTCGTACAAATCACTGACAGGGGCGGTGGATACCTCCACAGTCCTACTATAGGATTCTCTTCAGCACCTTCAGGTGGAGTAACTGGTATTGCCACTACAAGGATGATTGGTGGTATTCAGGTATGCAATTTAAATGTAAATGCAAATGCTAAATCTATTCAAAACATAGATTTAGTTAATCCAGGTTCTGGATATACTGTCGCACCTCTTGTACAAGTTACTGGAGGTGGTGGAGCAGGTGCAGCAGCAACTGCATATATTGGTAATGGATTAGTGGGAGTTATCACTGTAACATCAGGTGGTGGTGGATTTACAACCTCCCCAACTGTTACGATAGCAGGTCCAGCAGGAGTTGGAACTACTGCTACAGCACACGCAGTCTTGAGTTCTGGAGGTAGTATTACTGCTATTAATATCACCAATGCTGGTGCTGGTTATACTCAGATACCAAATATAACAATATCTAATCCTTCATTAGATTCTTCAGGTAATTACATATTCAATGAAACCGTAACAGGTTCAGTAAGTGGTGCTACAGGAAGAGTTAGAACTTGGGACTCTATAACAAATATTTTAGAGGTATCTTCAATCTCTGGTGCATTTAGTATTGGAGAAAATATAGTTGGATCTGTATCTAAGGCATCACATGCATTACGCATTGTAGATGAAGAACCTACTGATGATGGATTTGCCGATAATACTAATATAGAATTAGAAGCAGATAAGATATTAGACTTTACTGAACAGAACCCATTTGGTACTCCCTAAATAATATACCAGGACTATAACAATGTTTGAATATTTTTATAACGAAATTCTGAGAAGAACCATTATTGCGTTTGGTACTTTGTTTAACGGCATTACTGTTAAGCAAACCGATTCGACGATAAGGGTTCCTTTGGCATATGGTCCTACTCAGAAGTTCTTAGCAAGATTAGAGCAATCACCTGACTTGAATAAGTCTACTGCCATTACTCTACCGAGGATGTCTTTTGAGTTTACTGGTCTTACTTATGATCCATCAAGAAAGGTAACTACTACTCAGCAATTTATTGTTAAAGATCCCACTGACGGAAGTGATGTTAAAAAGTCATATATGCCAGTCCCATATAATATGCAATTTGAATTGAGTATTATGTGTAAGGTGAATGATGATGCACTTCAAATTACAGAACAGATTCTTCCATATTTCCAACCTGCATATAATGTAACTGTAGAATTAGTTGAAACTATAAAAGAAAAGAGAGATATACCGATTGTATTGGAAAATATTACAATGCAAGATGATTATGAAGGAGACTTTGATAAGAGAAGAGTTCTTCTTTATACACTAAGATTTACTGCAAAGACATATCTATTCGGACCAGTTGCCGATGCTACAAAGGATATCATCAAGAAGTCTTCTGTTACATATATTGCTGGTGGTGCTAAATCTGCTGCTAGAGATATCACATACTCTGTTACTCCAAGTGCAATCAAGAACTACACTGGTATTGTTCTTACCAATCTATCAGAGAACATCACATTAGGTGACACGGATATTACAGTGGATGATGGTTCTAAGATACCTGCAGTATCATCTACTGAGAACTTATATCTCGATATTGGTGGAGAAGAAGTTCTAGTTGTTTCAAAAGAGGGCAATCAGTTAATAATAAAGAGAGGACAAGATTCTACTACAGCAGTATCTCATATTAAGGGAACTGCAGTTAAATCCATTACAACTGCTGATAATGCATCTATTGAGGTGGGTGATGACTTTGGATTTGATGGCACTACTGAGAGTTGGTTATAAATTATGACAAAAGACAATTTGGATAAAACTTTTAATATCACTCCAGAAGTGGTAGAAGAAAAGAAATCAATTGAAAGATCTACTCCACCTCCTGATAGATTAACTAAAGATGATATTACAAGAGACTATGAGTATACAAGAGGTAATCTTTATAGTATAATAGAGAAGGGACAAGAAGCAATTGATGGTATTCTTGAAATTGCTCAAGAAAGTGAAATGCCTAGAGCATATGAAGTTGCTGGTCAGTTAATCAAAAGTGTCTCTGATGCTACTGATAAATTAATAGACCTTCAGAAAAAACTGAAAGATGTTAATACAGAGGATAAAAAATCTCCAACTAATGTAACTAATGCATTATTCGTTGGTTCTACTGCTGATTTAGCAAAACTAATCAAACAGCAGAATTCTGAAAAAGAGTAATTTTTTTCTAAAATAAATATTAAAATAGATGAGTAATATTCTGTGTCTCTAAATAAACCATCAGATTTTTTTGAGCGAAAAAAAGACGAAGAATTAGCTCGCAAAAAATTAAAAGAAGAACAGGAATTAGCAAATAAAAAAGTTTCTGCACCAAAGGAATTTTTTGGTGAGGAAGAAGAAGTAGTAGAAATAGTTGAAGAAGTAAAACCTAAAGCAAAACCAAATCCTCTTGCAAAGATAAGAGAAGATCTAAAAAAATTATCTAAATCAATTCCTGAGAAAACAGACCTTTCAGAGGTTTTTGGTAGAATTGAAGAGTTAAAAGAAAGGATTGATAATATACCCGAACAGGTTAGTTATGAAGGGCATATTAATGTTTTACGTGCCGAAATAACAGAAGTAGAAGAGAGTATACCTGAACAATTTGACCCAACTGATTTATACAATAATCTATCATCTCTAAAAGAGAATATTGAAAGAGTTCGTTCAGAAATACCTGTTATTCCTGAACCAATTCTTTATGACGATGAATTAAACAATATTACTGCATTAGTAGAAGAAGTTAGAAATAGTATTCCAGAAGTTCCTGAAGTTAGATACTATGAGAAGGAACTTAATTTAATAATCGACTCTATTGAAGAAGTTCGTGAAGAGATACCTGTAATACCTGAAATAAAGTATTATGATGAGCAGATTTCTGGTATTGAAAAAGGTATAGAATTAATTGAGAAATCAATATCTAAGTTACCAAAAGTCAAGTATTATGATAAGCAGATTAAAGAGATATTAGAATCTGTAAAAGAAGTTCGTTCAGAAATACCTGAAGTTCCTGAAGTAAAATATTATGATGAAGAAATAAAAGGATTAGAAGAAAAGATTTCTTTAGTAGAAGGTTCTATTCCAATAGTACCAGAAGTAAAATCTTATGATGAAGAAATTAAGGGTATAAACAAAGAAATTAGAGGTCTTTATAATAAGTATACTTCAATCAGAATTCCTGATCAAGAGCAGTATATATCAGAAGCAAAGAATTTATATTCTTCATTTGAGAAGAAGAATATAAAACTTCAGAAAAAGATTGATCATTTAGAAGAAGTTTTTAGTAAATTTAATGAAGAAGTTCTGATTGAAAATACTTTAAGTATACCACCTGATGAAGATAATTCTGACCCATTAACACCACTAGATCAGAAGTTTGTAACTTATGAAAAACTTCAAGAGAATTATAGATTATTTGTAAATAGAGTTCAGCAACAACTAGCATCGTTTGGTGGCGGTGGTATAGGTGATGCTCCTTATGATGGACAAGCATATGTTCGTAAGAACTATAAGTGGGTTTTAAGTAGTGCTGCTGGTGGCGGTGGTGGTGCTGGACTTTGGCAGTCTGATTCTGTTGGTATTAATACCACATCTAATATTGGTGTGGGTGCAGATGCAGTTGCAGGAAAAAGATTATACGTATCTGGTGATGCAGAGTTTACTGGCAATGTATCAGTTGGTGGAACTCTTACTTATGAAGATGTAAAGAATGTAGATTCTATTGGTGTAATAACCGCCCGTCAGGATGTAAGGGTCGGTCAAAACCTATCAGTTGTAGGGTTAACCACACTAGGTTCTGCCAATGGGATAGGAACCGTACACGTTGGATTAGGGAATACCGCCCTATATGTGGACGGTGATGCAAGAGTTGTTGGTGTACTTACTGTTGGTAGATCATCTATTACTTTAGATGGTAACTCTAATATAATTAATGTTGGTATTGTTACTATTTCAAATACCACAGTAAATATTGGTGAAAATGTAAGAATTAATGCTATTGCTTCAGGTATTAACTCTGCACCTAATGTTTTATATGTTGCAAAGGATGGTGATGATGATAATAACGGCACATCTATTGATAATGCTAAACTAACAATTAAAGCAGCAGTTGGTATTGCTCAATCAGGAACAACAGTTAAAGTTCTTTCTGGTAGATATCAAGAATCAAATCCAATAGAAGTTCCTGCTTTTGTTTCTATCGTAGGGGATGACCAAAGAGCAGTTACCGTTACTCCAATTAATAATACAAGCGATATCTTTCATGTAAGAAAGGCATCTAAGTTAGCAAATATGACTTTTACGGGTCACTTAGCACCTTCTGCTGCAGTTGCTTTTCCAACTACAGAGATAGCAGAAAATGTAGGTGGTGGTAAGTGGAAAGGACCATATATTCAGAACTGTACAAGTGATACCACAACAGGAACAGGATTATATGTTGATGGTGACCAAGCAAGATCTTTGAGTTCTATGAACGTAGACTCATATACACAATACAATCAAGGTGGTGTTGGTGTTGCGATTACTAATAGTGGATTTGCTCAATTAGTTTCACTGTTTACTATTTGTACTAATGAAGCAGTTACTTGTGATAAAGGTGGTCAAGCAGACATAGCAAACAGTAATTGTAGTTTTGGTACTTTTGGTTTGGTTTCTAGAGGGGTAAGTGATTTGCAGTATGTTGGTATTGTTACTACAACTTCTTTAGTTTCTACAGCAGAGGTAACAGTAAATGTAAGTACACCTACATTAAATATAAGTAACTTTGTATATGATAATCTATCAGGAATTGCGACAGTAACTACAAGTGCTGCTCATGGATTCCAAGTAGGAATGGGAGTTACTCTTTCTAGTATTTTACTATCTTGCCCATCTGGACAGAAAACATATCCAGAAAAGAAACCATTTGTTTTTGATGTAGATTCAATTCCTTCAACTACCTCTTTTGTTGTGAATGTAGGTATATCTACAATAGTTCATACTTATGTTTCTGGTGGTACAGTAAAGATTGATGTAGACCGTCCTTATGATGGTCAACTAGTATTCTTTGATAAATTATATAAAGCAGTTAATACTATTGCGGTAGGTTCAGGTGGAACAGGTTATACAGCAACTCCAAGTATAACTGTAGATGCACCAGCAGGACCAAATGGAGAGACTGCAACTGCATTTGCTACTTTAGAAGGAGATAGTGTTGCATCTATTACTATTATTAGTAGTGGGTCACAATATGAAACTACTCCATCTATCACGATTTCAGCACCAGAAGTAGGTAGTAATACAGCAACTGGTACTGCCAATATGGAGGATCTTTATTATACGATAAATAGTTCCACGCCAGTTACTGCTGGAATTACTACGTTAAGTTTGGCGACTAATTTGCTGAATAGCGTGGGAGTTGGTTCGACAACATTCTTCTCACAAGGCAGTAGAATTGTTGCAAGTTCTCATACTTTCGAGTATGTTGGTTCTGGTAACCAGATTGTAACTGCTACACCTAAACGAGGTGGTGTTACTAATCAAGAAAATGAAGTCATCACTTTAGATGGTGGAAAGGTTCTTTATACCAGTACGGATCAAGCAGGTAACTTTAGAATTGGAGATGATTTGCAAATCAACCAAGAAACTGGTACTATCAGTGGTCGGTCTTTTAGTAAGAGTCTATTCTCAGAAATGACTCCATTTATCCTAGCATTAAGTTAATATGGCTCAGTTAGCACTCAATAGATTTCAAACGGTTACACACGAAGTTACAACCAGTCAGCAGACAATTTACACTGCTCCTACTGGTTATACCGCTATTGTGCTATATGCCCATATTACAAATTATGGTGATACTAACTCAACAGTAACTATGACGCATAAAAGATCTAGCACTCAAACAGAAATTATTAAAGGTGCTAATGTTCCTACTAATGATGCATTTGTTCCTATGAGTGGTAAATTAGTTTTGGAAACAAATGATTCTGTAACTATTGAAGCAAGTGCAAATAGTACTCTTAAGATAATACTCAGTCTTTTAGAAACCGCTAATTAATATCATGCCATATATCGTCGGAGTTAAACCACCAATATTTCAAACACTAGACACTAGTGCAGGGGTAATTCAATCAGGTATACTTACCACCACAGCGACTGGTATATCAACCTTAGTATCTGTAGAATCTTCAAAATTCAGATCAGTCAATTATCAAATACAAGCAGTAGAAGGAAATAATTTTAATAAAACAACAATTAACGTAGTTCACGATAATACTAATGCATATCTATCAGAATTTGGAACAATTAATCAACCTATAGGGATAGCAACATTTTCTGTAGATATTGATTCTGGTAAATTAAGACTTTTAGGGTTTCCTGCATCTTCTAATTCAACTACCTTTAAAGTAATCTTTACTGCATTAGAAACATAATAAACCATAAATATAACGTAGGTATTGATTTAATTGATGAAAAGTTGCCCAGTTGGACAATATTATTGTAACACTGATAAAAAGTGTAAGAAGATTCCTCGTGGGTATTTTGTTGGTCGTGGTGGTTACTTAAAATCCGATCCTGAAGAGAACGGTAAGAAAAAGAACGGTAACGGCAATGGCAATGGCAACGGCAAAACTAACGGGGGTTCCAACGGCAATGGAAGTAGTAACGGTCATTCTAATGGCGGTAACGGTGGTAATGGTGGTGCGAATGGCGGTGGAGGGATAGGTGAATCTAAAACATTCACACAATTTTTAGAAGATGTAAAAATAGAACATCTGGATGGCAGTAGCACTACTGTGATTGATATAGTTAAACCACAACCGATGGTATCACCTAAAAATAATATTCAATATACAATACCTGAAAAGACAACTTATGTTTCAAGAAAGACAGGAAAGATAATCCATGTTTATTTGGCGTGGAGAGGAAAGAACTACATGTTACAAATGTTCTTCCCCCAAGTCAAACTCCCATCACGCAGAGAAGTACAGGATCAAGTGAGAAAAGTGTATCCTAATGCTAAACTCTGGAACTACCAAGTATCAGAATATGACCCAGGAGAACCACTCCTCCAAACAGGGGGAAAATAAAACAGAAGAGTTAGAAAAGAAAGTAAAAAATTTAGAGAAGATACTAGAACTGCAAAGGAGAACTATAGAACACGACAAAAAATTTGGACACTATGAAATGATGTAGGACTTATTATGACTGAAGACATTTATTTAGGTAACCCCAATCTAAAACGGGCAAATACCAAAATTGAATTTACTCAAGAACAGATTCTTGAGTTTATGGCGTGTAAGCAAGATCCTGTTTACTTTGCTCAAAAACACGTAAAGATTGTTACTCTTGATGAAGGTTTAATGCCTTTTGAACCTTATGATTTTCAACAGAAGTTAATTAACAATTTCCACGATAATAGATTTAACATTTGTAAGATGCCTCGTCAGACAGGTAAGTCTACAACTGTTATATCATACCTATTGCATTATCTTCTTTTTAATGATAGTGTTAACATTGGTATTCTTGCTAACAAGGCAGCAACTGCTAGAGAACTATTAGGTCGTTTACAAACGGCATATGAAAATGTTCCTAAGTGGATGCAGCAAGGTGTCTTATCATGGAATAGAGGTTCTCTGGAGTTAGAAAATGGTAGTAAAATCTTGGCTGCGTCTACCTCTGCTAGTGCTGTTAGGGGTATGTCTTTTAACATCCTCTTCTTGGATGAATTTGCTTTTGTTCCCAATCACATCGCTGATTCTTTCTTTGCTAGTGTTTATCCTACTATTACTTCTGGTAAAAATACAAAAGTAATTATAGTTTCTACACCACACGGTATGAATCACTTCTACCGTATGTGGCATGATGCAGAAAGAAGTAAGAATGAATATGTACCAACTGATGTTCATTGGTCAGAAGTACCAGGTAGGGATGAAGTATGGAAAGAACAAACTATTGCAAACACGTCAGACCAACAGTTTAGAGTTGAGTTTGAATGTGAGTTCTTAGGTTCTGTTGATACTTTGATTGCTCCTAGTAAGTTGAGGAGTATGGTTTATCAAACTCCTGAAACAAGAAGTGCTGGATTTGATGTATACGTTGATCCGCAAAAAGGGCATGATTATGTTATTACAGTAGACGTTGCAAGAGGAGTTGGAAAAGATTTCTCTGCTTTTGTTGTAATTGATATAACAGAGTTCCCTCATGCTGTAGTAGCAAAGTATAGAAATAATGAAATTAAACCTATGCTTTTTCCAAATATTGTTGAATCTGTAGGAAGAAAATATAATGATGCATTTGTTTTATGCG